GGGATGTGGTGGTCAGCGGTGACGGCAGAACCGTGCGCGGCCGTAAAAAACGCGGCCCCGGACGTGGGCGGGGTGTCCCGACCGTTGTGACCGCAGGCGAACAACTGGCAGAGAGCGCCGGTAAACAGGGCTTCTTCGGTCGTATGATGAGCCGTGCAGGTGGTCTGCTTTCGGCTGCCGGAAACCGCATGGGGCTGGGGCGTTTTGCCGGGTTGTTCCGTGGTGCCGGTCGGCTGGGCGGTGGTGCCCTGTGGGCCGGTGCCATGGCGGCTCCTGTACTGCTGGACAACAGCGCCAGTGCAGCTGATAAAGCCGGTGCCATGGGTTCCCTTGCCGGAAGTATCGCCGGTGGCGCGCTGGGGGCTGCCGCCGGTCCGGTCGGGGTTGCCATTGGCTCCACGGTGGGCAGTTATCTCGGTGATTATCTGGGGGGATGGCTGACCGAAGCCTGGCAGAAATTACGGGGCAGTGATGAAAATGGCGGACAGGCCACCGCGAAAACCGCCGCACGGGTGGAGCTTGTGGCCCCTGAAGGCTGGCGGGCACGCAGTATTGATGTGGATGATACCGCACAGCATGGCCTTGATGTGAACGTCTGGAACGGAGGGAACTATGGCCTCTACTGACACGCCGGGGCGTGGCTCCTTTCGTGGTGTGCCGTTTCTGATTTATCAGGAACAACGGGAACGGGGCGGACGTAACATTGTGCGCCGTGAATATCCTCTGCGGGAAAGCGGCGGCGCGGATGATTTGGGGCCAAAACTCCCGGAGTTTACATTCACGGCTCTTGTGATCGGCGATGATCTTCAGACGCAGCGAAGCCGCCTGCGGGATGCGCTGCGGGCACCCGGTGCCGGTGAACTGATGCACCCGGATTATGGCACCTTAAACGTGCTGATAAACAGCTTTGAAAGCCGTTATAACGCCAGCGAACAGGGAACGGTTGAGTTCACGATCAACGTGATCCCCGCCAGTGACGATACCGCACCGGCGGTGGCTGAAGACACGGCTGCCGTTCTGGAGCAGAAAAGCGGTTCAGCAATGAATCAGTTGTTTAACACGCTTTCAGACGGCTGGACAGTGATTTCAGACGGCCTGCATGATGTGCAGGCCATGACCGACACCATCAGCGATAAAATTGATGCGCTGGAGAATGCCGTTTCGGGAATGGGGATTGTGCAGGATATCAGTGCCTTTACGGCCAGTTTCACTGCCCTGAAAGGGAATGCTGCCGCCCTGATTAATTCGCCCCGTCGCATGGCTGAATCTCTGGCCGGAATGTTTGCGGTGCTGACGGGACTGCCCGGCGATCCTTCCCTGTCACTGACCGGGAAGGCCGCAACGCCGTCCGGCAGCCTGACCACAAATCGTGACAGCATGACAGAGCAGGCAATGCCGCAACTGTACCGCACACTTTCTTCCCTGCGTTATACCCTCAGCGGGCAGGATGATCCGCAGATCCTGATTGGTCTGACGCCTGCGGCACAGAAAAATATCCGTCTGCTGCGGACAGTCATGCAGAGCGCAACCCTGGTGTCACAGGCGCAGACGGTAGGAAAACTGCTGGATCAGGTCGTCCGGCAGAGTGCGACGCACGTTCAGGATACAGACCGGGAGGGCGGACTGGCCTGGCTGGAAAGTTCTGCCGATGTGCAGCGGATCAACCGGGATTTGAGTGATGCCCTGGAACAACAGGTGCTGGATTTGTCCGCACAGGGCCATACCGGAACCGCCCTTGCATTACGTGATGCCAGGCTTGCGCTGACAGAGGATTTAACAACGCGTAGCGTGCATCTTCCCGGTGCTTCTCTGGTCATGGTGAGAACCACCGAACCGGCACTGGTCACGCTGTACCGTGCCACCGGCAACAGCCGTCGCTGGCAGTATTTTGTCCGCAGGAACAACATCCCTGATCCGGTTTTTGTTCCTGGTGGTCGCAGTGTGGAGGTGATTAGTGAGCAGCAGGATTGAGCTGTATATTGGCGGCAGTATTTTTTCCGGCTGGCTGACGGTAAGCGTCCGTCGTTCTCTGGAGCATCTGGCCGGGTCGTTTGAACTGGGGCTGATGCTGCCCGGTGAGCGCATCCCCTCAGCCCTGCGGACCGGTCAGTCCCTGACGCTCAGAATTAACGGGCAGACTGTCATCAGTGGCTGGCTGGATCAGGTCAGTCAGCGGATCAGTGCAACCCGTCATCAGATCAGCATTAACGGTCGGGATAAAACCGGCGACCTGGTGGACTGTGCCGCCATCCATCCCGGCAGCCAGTGGCGAAACCGGACGCTGGCACAGATTGCCGCAGATTTATGTGCGCCCTTCGGAATAGCCGTGCGCTGGCAGGTTAACGACGACACGGCTGCACGCCCCTTCAGCTCTTTTACCCTGGAAAACTCAGAAACCGTGGCGGATGCGCTGACCCGTGCGGCCCGGCATCGTGGGGTGCTGGTGACCAGTAATGCTGACGGTGATCTGGTGTTCACCCAGGCAGGAAATCAGCAGACGGACAGACTGGTGCTGGGGGAAAACCTGCTTGATGCCGATTACAACACGGACTGGCGAGGACGATACAGCGAATACCGTGTCCGGGGGCATGGACGCGGTGGTGGCAAACGGGGAGACAGCGAATCTGCCGCCCGGCTGGCGGCCCCAGTGGGCATCATCAGTGATGAGCAGATCGGTCGCTACCGGCCGAAAATCATCCTCGCCGATCAGCAGACAGACTCCACCGGTGCACGGCAGCGCGCCCTGCGGGAGATGCGCCGTGCGGTTGCCCGTTCAGAACGGTTTTCCGCCACCGTGCGTGGCTGGTTCCGGGATGATGGCCGGTTATGGGATGTCAATCTGCTGACCGGTGTTTCAGCCCTGCGTTTCGGTATCGAACAGACTGAACTGCTGGTCTGCCAGGTGGAGTTTTTACTGGATGAGCAGAACGGGGAAGTCACCCGGCTGGTACTGGCACCGCGTGACGGCTTTATCGTTCCGGCAGAGCCGGACAGTAAGGGCCGTGGTGGTTCCGGTGATGATGTTGATGCCTTTATTCGCCAGCAGATGAAAAAACAGGGGATTAGCTTTGATGAATGATGAAGTGTTCAGCCGCCTGATTGCCCCGGTAACGCGCGGCATTCGCCTGCTGTTTGGCCGGGGCGTTCTGACCGGCACACATGACGAACTGAAAATGCAGAATGTGCAGCTCACCGGCATGGACGGCGAAACCTTTGATGATGTGGAGCGTCCCCAGCAGTACGGGCAGATCAGTGTTCCCCTGCCGGGTGCGGAAACCTTTTTTGCCTGTCTGGGCGGGCAGCGTGATCAGACCGTGGTGCTTGTGGTGGAAGACCGCCGCAGTCGCCCGACCGGACTCACTGCCGGAGATACCGGCGTGTATCACCATGAGGGGCACCGTATACGTCTGACAAAGAACGGTCGGATCATTGTGACCTGTAAGACGCTGGAAATTTACGCCGATGAAGGTGTTCAGGTGGATACACCGGAAGCCACCTTTACAGGCAATGTCACGGTGGATAAAAACCTGCATATCAAAGGTAATCTGACCATTGACGGCACAGGAAAATCACAGGGTACGTTCACGATGTCCGAGGCTGTTATTGCGGGAATCACCTATTCCGGCCATGTACATCATGATAACGGTGAAGGCAGTAAGACAGGAGCGCCGGAGAATGGCTGATATTGCAATTGTGTGGGATCAGGGATGCGGTTCGCTGCAACTGAACGGTGCAGACCTGCTGACAGATGACAGCCTGCTGACAGCGGTTCTGATTTCACTGTTTACTGACCGCCGGGCACTGGCATCGGATGAAATCCCTGATGGCACACGTGACCGCCGGGGATGGTGGGGAGACAGTTTTCGCCCGCGCCCCATTGGCTCCCGTCTGTGGCTTCTCAGCCGGGAAAAAACGCTGGTCTCCGTGATAAGCCGTGCCCGTGCCTACGCGGATGAGGCGCTGGGCTGGCTCAGTCAGGATGGCGTGGCGTCATCCGTGGTCTGTCATGCAGAACGTGTGGGACACGCGCGGCTGGCGCTTTCGGTGCGCATAACCCTGCCTGATGGTTCGGTAAGACCCATGATTTTTTATGCTGATCTTAAGGGGGAGTGATGCCTTATCAGCCTTTACCGCTGGCACAATTAATCACGCAGACACAGCAGGATATCAGCCAGCGTCTTCCCGGTTCGCAGCCGGGCGTGAATGAAACCACCCTGAATGCCATTGCGTATGCTCAGGCAGGATTGTCTGCACAGGAGCATGAACATCTGGCCTGGATTGCACGTCAGATCATCCCGACAGAAGCCGATGAAGCCGAGTTGCTGAAGCACTGCGCTTTCTGGGGTGTCATGCGTAAACCCGCCTCACGGGGTGACGGGCCGGTTCAGCTGATGCTGACCACGGATGCGGGGATCACGGAAGGTGTGCTTCTCCAGCGCAGTGACGGCGTGGTTTACCGCATCACCTCCTCACTGACCGGTAAAGCCGGTACGCTGAATGTCAGTGTGGAGGCCGAAAGTGCCGGTCGTGCGGGAAATGCCCCGGCAGGGACGAAACTGACGTTTGTCACTCCGCAGGCGGGGATCAACCAGACGGCCACGCTGACCGGAACAGGGATCACCGGTGGTGCGGATGTGGAAACGGTGCCGGAGCTGCTTTCCCGCCTGGTTTTCCGGGTGCAGAATCCGCCGTCCGGCGGCACGCAGTACGATTTTGAACGCTGGGCGCGTGAAGTGCCGGGGGTGACGCGGGCATGGTGCCGCCCGGAATGGCCGCAGGCGGGCAGCGTGGGGGTGACGTTCGTTCAGGACAACAACCCGGACATTTTTCCCGGTGAAGGTGATGTGAAACGTGTGGCGGATTATATCCGCAGTCATGATGATCCGGCGACCGGTCAGCCTGTCGGTCAGCCGCTGGGGCCGACGGTGACCGTGTTTAAACTGACCAATAAGCCAGTGCCCTTCAGTATCAGGATCATCCCGAAAACACCGGAGAATCAGGCGGCCGTAAAACAGGCACTGACTGACCTGTTATACAACGAATCCCGGCCCGGCGGTCTGGTTCTGGCGTCGTCTTTCTGGCGTGCCGTGGCGGGGGTGAAAAATCTGGAGGATTTTGAAGTGCGCAGCCCGCTGACGTCGGTTCAGGCGGGGGACAGTGAGCTGCTGACAGTGGGGGAAATCACATGGCTGTAACCCTCACTCCGCATCAGCGCGCCCTGTTGCAGTTGCTGCCTGACGGACTGGCCTGGGACAAGCGGCCGTCATCCGTACTGGCTGCGTTATGCCTTGGCCTCAGCCATTCCACCGAACGTGTTGCATGGACGGGAAAACAACTGCTGGCAGAACGTTTCCCTGACAGTTCCCGTCTGCTTCTGGAAGACTGGGAGCGTTATCTCGGCCTTCCCGAGTGTGATATGGCCGGAGCCACCATCACAGAACGACAGCGTTATGCCGGGAATAAATACCGGATGAAGCCTTCGCTGAACCGTGAATTTTATATCCGGTTTGCGGCAGAGTTTGGTTATGAAATAGATATTCAGCCATCACCGGATTCACAGTGGGTCAGTATTGTCACGATAAACAGTGAAACCGGCTACCGGAATATGAATGTGCTGGATGATATTCTCACGCCGCTGCGTATTTATGAGGGCGGTGCGCTGGAATGTATTCTGAACCGTTATAAGCCTGCATGGCAGACGTTTATTTACGTGTATGCAAACAGTCACGAGGAGGAGAATATTTAATGTTTCATGTTGATAATAATTCCGGCGTGGCGAATATGCCTGCGCTGGCACCGGCGCAGAGTAATACCACCACCTGGTTTACCGAAGGTGACGGACAAAAAGGTATCAGCTGGATTGGTCAGGACTGGCTGAATATTCTCCAGGCCGAACTGCTGAATATTCTGGCTGAAGCCAGTATTCAGCCGGATAAGGCGCAGTTAAACCAGCTTACGCTGTCTATTAAAGCCATTATCGCTGCGAATGCTTTTTCCCGGAAAAATAACCTGAAAGAAATTGCTGATGCCGGTGCGGAGGCCCAGCGTCTGGCCCGTGGTTATCTTGGTCTGGGGACGCTTGCCACAAAAAACAGTCTTGGTCCCGGTGACGTTAATGCCCTGGCGAAGGATCAGAATCTCGCCGACCTGGAGAATAAGGGAACCGCCCGTAATAATCTGGATGTTTACAGCAAGAGCGAAGGTGATAACCGTTACCTGCGCAGGGACCAGAATGGCGCGGATATCCCGGACAAAGGAACCTTTATCGATAACCTCGGTTTACGGGAAACGGTAAAC